TATTGCTAAGAAAATGGATCAAGACCTTCTTGCTCTGTTTGATGGATTCTCAACCTCTCTAGGTGGCGCAGGAACAGAAATCACTGTTGCTGACATCTTTAAGGCTGTTGCGATTCTGCAAAACAACAATGCGCCTGGTTCTATGGCCGCTGTTATCCACCCATTCACTGCGTACCAGTTAAAAGCTAACTTGACTAACACCTTTGCTAACCCTAACGGTGGCGATGCTCAGAACGAGGCAATGCGTAGTAGCTTTGTTGGTTCTTTGGGCGGTGTTGATATCTTCCAATCAAGCAACCTAACTGTTGACGGTAATGATGATGTTAAAGGCGCTGTATTCAGTCGCGAAGCACTAGCGATTGCATTAAAGCGTGACTTCCAGATCGAAACTCAGCGTGATGCATCCTTACGTGCCACTGAGCTTAACGCAACTGCCGTTTACGGTGTTGGCGAGCTTGATGACACTTACGGTGTTGAGTTGTTCTTTGACGCGGCTGTTTAAGTAGTAAAGACAAGCCTCATCCTTTCGGGGGTGGGGCTTTTTTATTGGAGTATTTATGGCATTTTCTAGTGACGCGGATTTGATGGACATCATCCCCGACATCCTAAGTTTTGGTATTGATTCGTTCTCTACTGACCACGCAAAAGCACAAGCAGATATTGAGCGGAAGATTCGTGCAGATTGGTGGGACAAGCGAGGATTTAGTGGTGAGCTAAAGCCACAATACTTGACGGACTCGCAATGGACTCGCGCAAATGCTTATTTAGTCCTATGGAAATACGCATTACCGCAATTGACCAACTGGGTCGATGGTGATCGTTTTCAAGGAATGATTGATTTTTACAAGTCTCGCTTTGCAGAAGAGTTGGAGGCTGTATTTAAAGATGGCGTTGAATATGACGCTGACAGCAGCGGAACGATTAGTGACGAGGAAAAGACCCCTATCAACGATGGTCGCCTAGTCCGATGAGCCTAGCGGTCAAGGTTGATATCAAGCCCAAGAGCTTTAAGGGCATAGCTAAGAAGCGTCAGGCAGAGATCAAAGCAGGTATTAAATTAGCTTTATCCAAAACAGCGCAGGTTGGCATCAATATTATTCAAGACAGGACTGAGAAAGGCCAAGGGTATGAAGGAAAGTTTAAGGCTTACTCTAAAGGTTACGCAATAGCAAAAAAAGAAGGATGGCCTAGGAGCAAAGACAGGCGAAGTTTTTCTGGTGATGCGAGTGGAATTGTAAATCTAAATGTCACTGGAACAATGACTGGTGGTATGACGAGCAAAGCAAACAGCAGCCGTGGAGTGATCTTTTTTACAAATCCCAAAATCACTGAAAGAGCAATGATAAACGACAGTATTAGACCTTTCTTTGGCTTTAATCGGCTAGAAGAAAAACAACTGGCAAAGACATTCGAGAGGTTCTTACCATGAGCGTTAGAGAATCTATTGCAGCAAACATCATCACCACGCTCCAAGATGTCATAGCTCCTGTACGCATAAGCTATGTCACCAGAGAGCCATTCCAGTTCGATAAGTTATCCAACGCACAATACCCGGCTGTTCTGGTTAGAACGGCTGATGAGAATCGTGAAGATTCGACTATCGGTGGATCAATAGGCAAGCGCATCGCAACCATTAACTACGAGTTAGTTTGCTTTGTTAAGGCAGGGCTTATTGACCAGGCGAGAAACAACATCATCGAGGCGATTGAAGAAGGTCTTGATGTGGACAGAACAAGAGGCGGCTTTGCTAAAGATACGCAGATCACGCAAGTAGAGATAGATGAAGGTTCTATTGACCCCATTGGAGGAGTCATTTTAACCGTTCGTGTCATGTACGAATACACGCGTGGCACAACCTAAATTACCCCAACTGAAATCGACCGCCTTTTGGCGGTTTTTTTTCGTCCATTAAAAAGCATCACATTTTAACTAGAGGAAACACAAAATGGCTACAGTTACAGGTCAAACAGGCGTAGTAAAATTACAATTAGCAGGAGTCAGCGAGGTCGTTGTGGGTGAGGTAAGATCATTCACACTAGATACATCTGCCGACACTATTGAAGATAGCTCAATGGGCAACACTTCACGCACTTACAAAGCAGGGCTAGACAACAGCACTGTTTCTATTGAGTGTTACTGGGATCAGACTGATGCACAGCAATTGGTACTAGATTCTCGTGCAACTGTTGATTTTGAAATATCCCCATCTGGTACTGCCTCCGGGTCGAAGAAATACTCAGGCTCTGGAATTGTTACTAGCAAATCAATCAACGCTTCTTTTGATGGCATGGTTGAAGCTAGTTTCAGCATTCAGGTATCTGGTGCAGTTACTGAGGCAGCCCATTAATGGGTCTGGCTAAAGAGTTACGGTCAAGGCGAACGATCCCACTGCGCGAGGTAGTGGTCGAGGCCTGGGCAGATGAGAAGGGAGTTCCCTTTAAGTTGTTCTGCGGATCAATTAGTTGCTATGACCTTAATGAATTGCAAAAGAAGCATCCAAGGTTTCTTGAGAATACGACAATCGGAGCGATGGTTGATCTAATTCTAATGAAAGCAATGGATGAGTCAGGTGATCGGATATTCACAAGCTCAGAGGATCGCATTGATCTAATGGGTGAAGAAACAGCGGTTATCTCTGAAATTGCCAACCAAATGTTTGCCGATGTCCAATCGGTTGAGACTGCCTCAAAAAACTAAAACGCGATCAATCGAGGATGAATCTTTTATCTTTGGCTGATCGCTTGCATATGAGTATTGAAGAAGCAGAGCAAATGTCCGTCACGCACTTTAACGAGTGGATGGCTTACTACCAAATAATGAGTGAGAAAGATGGCTGAAAACACCAAGATTATTATCAGTGCGGTAGATAAAACCAAGAAGGGCTTTGGCTCTGTTACCTCTCGTTTAAAGAAGGTCACTGGCGCAGTCTTTTCAATGCGTACTGCTTTGGTCGGTGTTGCCGGGGTAGCAGGGTTTGGATTATTAGTTAAGTCATCATTAAACGCGACTGACTCACTTGCTAAGACAGCGGCAAAGATTGGCACAACAACTGAGGCTTTGGGTGGTTTACGTTTTGCAGCAGAGCTTACTGGCGTTGCAACCAACACAATGGACATGGCTTTACAGCGGTTTACTAGACGAACTGCTGAAGCGGCTATGGGTACTGGTGAAGCAAAAGCGGCAATTAAAGAGCTTGGCTTAAATGCTCAAGAGTTAAATCGAATGCCGTTAGATAAGCGCATGGTTGTTTTGGCTGATGCATTTTCTGGTGTGGCCAGTGAGTCCGATAGGCTAAGGCTAGCTTTCAAACTGTTTGACAGTGAGGGCGCGGCTTTAGTCAATACGTTATCTGGTGGCGGTGACGCATTAAAAGAGATGCTTGGTGAAGCAAGGATGCTTGGTCTTACTATGTCAGGTAGTGCTGCAAAAGGCGTGGAAGATACGGTTGACGCTTTAACAAAACTCCAAAGCGTTTTTAAAGGCGTGACAGATCAGGTCGTTGCGGCACTTGCCCCGGCTATTGAAGGTATGGTTGAGCGGTTTACTGCATTTCTACAGAGGTCGATAGAGGCAAGAGGAGGGGTTGAGCAGTTTGCTACAGCGTTAGCCATTAATCTTTTGCAGGGAGTTAAGTCTGCTTTAGTAGCCTTTCAAGAACTTACCAATGGTTTTATTACCGTACACAACGGTGCTTTAGACGCAAAAGATGCTTTAACCCAAGTTTTTACGCCTGACGGTAAAAAAAATGCGCGACAATTAATAAATGATATTGAAGAAATCGGACAAGCCTTAGCAAAGCGTGGCAAGCACCTTGACACTGAAAGAGCAAAGAAACTTACAAATTTTAATTTAGAAAAAATTCTATATAAAAAAGACTTAGAAAGATTACAGGTGTTGCAGGAATTATTGCTTGTAGCTGAAAAATCTGGTGACGGTCTTAATCGGATGGCCAAGGTTAATTTTGCCACTAGAATTAACGCTGAAATTGACGCAATGGTTGCCAATTTAGAAAATGTTAAGACCAATATTGTTGATTTGCCTAAAGTAATTGTTCCTGCTATTGGAAATATGGAGCAAGCCTTTACAGCTTGGCGAGATACCATTCCCGATCTTGATGTCAGCATTAAAGCTCTTACAACGCAGGGATTAAACGGATTGACCGATGCGCTAACCGCAGGAATTACAGGCGCGGCTGACTTTGCCGATGCTATGAAAGCAATGGCTAAGTCTGTTATTGATAGTTTAATCAAGATGCTAATTCAGAAGTATATTGTTGATGCGGCCTTTGGGTTTATTACTGGCGCGATTGGGGGTGGCGGCAATGCCAATGCCTCTGGAAACGCAGCAGGGACTAATCTTGGCGGCAGTATGTCTTTTGACGGTGGCGGCTACACTGGCGATGGATCAAGATCAGGCGGCATGGATGGCAAAGGCGGCTTCATGGCGATGCTTCATCCGCAAGAGACGGTGATAGACCACACTAAAAATACTAATAATTTATCAAAAACTGCCGAACAAGTTCAAGGTTTTCAGGATAGCGGCAACGACAGATTTAAAAGTTTAGGGCGCGGTGGATTAAAAGAAACGATAGACAACAAAGATGTCAGGTCATTTGACGGTGGCGGCTTTACTGGGAACGGTTCTCGTTCTGGCGGTGTGGACGGCAAAGGGGGCTTTAACGCCATCCTGCACCCTAATGAAACCGTAACGGATCACACAAAAAGCATAAACAAAAAACGCAATGAGCGCGAAAATACCAACGAAGAAAACAACAGCATTGTTGTAAATCAGACCATCAATGTCACCACAGGCGTACAGCAAACCGTACGTGCTGAGATTGTTCAGCTAATGCCTCAGATTGCACAAGCCGCTAAAGGTGCTGTGGCAGATGCTAGGTTACGCGGTGGCAACTTTTCTAAAGCAATGGGAGGCGCATAATGCCTTTAGCTTTTCCCTCGGTTGGCATTAAAAATATGTCAATGAGACTCAAAAGAGTCACATCAGTTTCAACATCACCGTTTACTTTAGACACTCAAGTGGCCGTTCACCAGGGAGCAAGGTGGGAAGCTGAGATATCCTTGCCATTACGAACACCTACAGAGGCTCGATCAATTGAAGCGTTTATTGTTGGTCTCAAAGGTCAATCCGGCACTTTTACTTTTGGCAATCCTCTACACACAAGCACTCTTGCGAATGGCGCTGTTAGTAGTGCCGCAGTAAGGGCTGAAACTTTCGAGCTTACAACAGGCGCAGCATCCGTAATTCCTGCCGGAACATATTTTGAATTGCTTGGCTATCTATACCTTGTTACCGAAGATAAGGTTGCAAATGAGGCCACGTTAAACTTTCAGCCACCTTTACGGTTAGCCGTAACCTCTGCACAACCTATTAAATACAATCTTCCGAAATCGCTTTGGCGCATGGCTTCAGATGACGTTGGTTGGTCAATTAGTGAGGCCAGTGTTTAT